CATGAGATAGTATTTCTGATACACTTTGTATCTCATGCGGTTGTTGGCTCCATGGCGATACGCCAGGTCTCTTGCCTCGATTTCTTGCTTGACTTCGTCAATTAGGTCTTGTATTGTCATAGTGGTAGTTGTTTTAAGATTTTGTAAAGTACATTGACAACAATTGAGTTGCCAGCTTGTTTGTATGCTTGAGAGTCGCTCACCTTCCAAGTAAATGCATCAGGGAAATCCATCAATCGGAAGCATTCTCGTGGAGTCAGTCTGCGGATTTCTCCTGATTTGAAAGTTCCTTGATTACAAGCGGTGTCTAAAGTTTGTGCTACTCCTTTTCCGACTCTTCCTCTTCTGGTTTCGCTATTTGGTACGCTAAAATTTATAGAATCACCTTCTCTTGCTTCCTCATATCCCTTGGATGTGGCTGATTTTATTTTAAGTAACTTCATTCCTCCGTGTTCATTTCCGTCACCTCTTGCCAACAAACAAGATGCAACTTCATTTCCTTCATAAACATTATCTCTAATTGGATTCTGTCTACTATTCCAATTTAAAATTCTATTTATTGAATCTTGAGTCAAAAAATACTTCTCATCGACATCATCCTCCAGTACATCCTTCAATCGCTTGGTCAAATGTTCTTCTCGTGGAAATTGAAATTTGTTATCTTGATCGTCTCGGATTCCAATCAAAAATACTCGCTCACGATTCTGCGGAACTCCGTGATTCTTTGCATTGAGGACTTGCCAATACAAATGGTAAGGAACTGAATCATCATAGGGGAATAAAACCGGAACTCCGTTGACTGATTTGCCACCAAGCATATTCACCCACTCCTGGAATGTTCTGCCACCATCATCTGAAAGCAATCCTTTGACATTCTCAAAGATGAAGAATCTCGGCTTGTTCACTTGAATGAACTCGTGTGAGTTAAAAAACAAGATGCCTCGCTTATCCTCTTTACCAAGTCGCTTTCCAGCCAAACTGAATGCTTGACAAGGAGGTGATGTCATATAGATATCGAGTGAGTCGGTTGGAATCTCTCGGTCATATACGTTGGTTGGATAGTACTTCGGCTCACCATAGTTGTGGATGAACGTATCTCGTGCATACTTATCCATATCACAGGCAAACTCTTCCTCAAATTCCACACCTAATCTCATGAGAGCTTGGTTGAATGCACCCACTCCACTGAAGTCAGAGCCTACCCTCAACATGGTGTCACTTTAAATTTACCCATGTTGTAGCTTCCCGAATTCATCAGCACTGACTTCTGCCAGTATGCGAGTGATTTGGAAACAAACAGCCACTCTTGGACCACTTGCTTGCCGACTTGGTATGTTAGTTTGAATCTCATATCTCTGTCATTTTTATTTCACAAATTCTGTTGTATAGATCGTGGTTGAATGATGTCCAGAATCGGTCAACCTGGTACTTGTTAAATGAACCAACCAAACTCATCATCTCTCGGGTCATAGTGGTAGCACTCGAAGGCGAACTCGTGGAAGTTTTCGGTTGCGTTGTCAATAAGCTCTTGCATTGCGTCATCGCATTCTTTAAGGGTGAGCTCTTTGTCCCAGTCTGTTGATTCAATTGTCCATTCTTCATAATTGTTGTTTTTGTCATAGTTATAAATTAATTCGATTTCTCCGATTTTCTCATCATCCTGGCGAGTGTAAACTTCAACGATGATGGTGTGGGTTGCGATGTCAGATGATAACTCTGAAAACCAATATTTACTTTGCGTATTTTTCATTGTAGATTCGATTTGAATATTTGCCATATGAAGCTGGGAGTTCATAGCTCTGCTTCACTTCTGTCTTTTGCTCAACCTCTGCTCGATGCGTTGTGGCTGTATCGAGTAAGTACACAAAGAAAGCAGCACCCAAAATAAACACGATGCCACTGCCAAGAATCTGACGCTCGTCTTGGTTGAGGTCTTGGAATAGGAATTTAATTGTTTTCATTCTCTTCGATTTTTTCAAGTAGTTGATTGACAGAAAACCAAGCAGCCGATGCTCTGAATATAGCCGCATCTTTTGCATCCCTTGCATCACGATACTGATAACACTCAAGAAGTTCCTTGTATAGCTCTGCCTCTGTGGTTCTAATTAGTTCTAAAATTTGTTCTTTGTCCATAATAAATTGTTTTTGTTTCTGCGAATATACGCAACATTTGCAAATATGTTACAAATTATGAACATTTTTTTAAACTTTTTTTTTGGAGTGTAAGCAAAATCGTTTACTTTATTAAGGTTTTACCCTTATTTTATGACAAAGTTCGTAAGGTTTTACCCTTATTTTGTGACATGAAAAACGCTTAATAGCGGTGAAATACGCTTAATTATACCCTAAAAGGTGCAATATAATGTGAGTTTAATCGGTTTATACCCGATTATGTACGCAAATGTTCGCAAATATCCTATTATAATACGAAAAAAGGGAGCCCGAAAGCTCCCCCAAAACAACGTATTATGAATACGGATATAAATTTACAAAGGAAATTTGATTGAGTCGATAGACTTGGCGGTTTTTTTCACCTTATCCTCCTCATATCTTCCGCACTCAATGGTGAGGATACGCCCTCCAGTTGGCTTGATGGGAGCACCACGCTCAACGTGCCATCCTTTGGACCCATCACCATACTCTTCCTTGTAGGTACCAGTGAGCATGAGATGGATGTCTTTGTGATGGTGGCGATATCCGGTCTTTGAATGGAAGCTGATTGTGTCACGCACATCATTTCTGGCAGCATTCTCGTGGATGTGACCCATCGTGAACACATCGAAGTCCTCATACATCTCCAAAGCCCTGGTCAAGTTGATGGCACCACGGGTCACCACACCACCACCACCACTGCCGTGAAAGTATTTGATTTTGGTAGCCATCTGCACGTTGCCATTGAATGTTTGGCGAACAATCAACCATCCACCATATCCACCAGCGAACACATTGCTCCCAGCTTTGTAGTTGAGAAGGTCCACGAATCGCTGAAGGATGTCAGTCTCTTGATATTTGATGATTGCGGTCTCATGGTTGCCGTATCCGATGACTGTCAGGATGTGAGCATACGGCAGAAACCACTCAACAGCGGTGTCGACTATGCTATCCAGGTACTTTGCATTGTTGTGCTCTGGTCGGATATCAGACTTGTTGCCTCTGCGATCACCACGCCCTTGCATTAGGCAGAACATATCGCCATTCACCATGACGGGGATATTGTGCTCCAGGCAATAGTCGAGGTCACGCTTGAGGAGCTTCCAATCGCTTTTTGGATTGTCCCAATGGACATCTGATAGCATCGCTATCTTCACCAAGTTGCCCTCGAGTTGAAGCTCGTGGATGTTCTTGGCGTGCTTTTTTAATATCATATATTGGATTTAGAGTATCTGAATAGATACATTGTTCCCATGCCAATCACAAAGCCAAGAATCAGCACCCAAAATGATGGCTTTTCTTTTTGTGATTTGTACTTCGCCACCTCTATCTTCTGCACCTGGCGAATGGTGTCACGCTTGAGCTTGTATTCGATGCGAGTTTGCCATCTTGTTTTGGGCACATAGGACGTCTTGTAGCGCACTATCGTATCTTTTTGGACCAGCACCTTCTCCCAATAGATTGAATCGTTTACAACGTATGGAATCGAGTCGATTGATGTGATGCGAATGGTGTCCCCAACCTCATCGCAGCGGTATCCTTTCTTAATTGCTTTGCGCAGATGATAGTTGGCTGTGCAACTTGTCGCAAATATTACCAATATTAGAGACAGAATCTTCATAAGTTCTCAAGCATTTGAATGATTCTCGGGCATGGATAGATGTCACTCTTGTCCTTTCTGACCGAATTGTGAGTATAGATACCAGGAGTGCCCTTGAATGCCTCCTTGTCGAGCGAGAATATCTGCGCTCTATATTCTCTCGGTATGTTATAGGTATCGCAGAGATACACCAGCAACTGTCGAGTGCTTTCAATTTGTGCATCGGTATATTTGTACCAATGCTTGTATCCCTTGAATGGCTCGTCCAAGGTGGTCACCATAGATTCAGGCACTCGAGTGTTGACATAGTTGTAGAATTTACCATCTTTCTCCTTGAGATATCCCCAGTTGCAGACCTCGATTCCAACAGAAGCCTTGTCAAGATTTTGATATTTCGCACCTTGACCTTTGAATTCTGCTTTGCTAATACCGAGATGCCACGCCCAATGCTTGGATGAGAAGCACTGAACAATCAATCCATCTTGACCAACCACAAAAGCAGTGGCTACTCTATCGCTGGTGCCGTTCCAATACCTACTCACTGCCTCTGCATTGCCGTTGCCAGCAGTGTGGTGCAAATAGATTTGAGTCTTGGCTGACTCCTCAGCAAAGTACTGCGACTCTTTGAGCCTAACTTGCTTGATTTTGGAGATGTCTAATTCCATTTATCGAGTTCTGCTTTAGATCGTGTAACGAATCTACGCATTGCTGCCAGGATGTTCTTGCCGGTCACGCTCTCATATGATTCGTTGATGCTCTTGACTTCCACTATCACGCAAAAGAAAGCCACAAATTTTGTCATGATGAGCTCAACTGCGATGAAGTGAGCGATGATATCACCAGCGATGTACTTCTCAATGAGGAAGGTGAAGATGATGCCACCACAATAGAGCAATGACTTACCGATTGTGTCAGATAGTCTGCGAGATTTGAATGCTTTCCAGCCTCCTTTCTTTACGCTTCGCCATACTCCGAATATGGTGTCAATGAATATGGCAAGAATGGCAACCAATACCATGGGCTGCACTGGTGCGAGTATTGTAACGAATGAAGCGGTCAAAATAAAAAGGCTGTTTTTCATCAGATAACAAGAATTTGATTGTTGTATCCGTTGTTGCGTGGATAGCCACAATTCCAGGCACCATTCATGAAGCAGTCACCGATGCACTGCACGCACTCAATTTGTGGGCGAAGGTCTGTGTCACGATTCTCATGGCTGATGAAGATAGGATATTCTGCTCGGTTCTTGACCAGGTATCTGATAAGGCGCATCTCAAAGAATGAAGCCTTCTGTGCATAGTGCTCCATGCCGAATGCAACCTCACTGCGAGAGACTGGCTGCGAGAAGTCACCACTCTGTTGCTGGAGACCTTTATTCTTGAGCTGATATGTCAAGCCAAAGACTGCATCTTCAGCGGACCTCCATGCGATGACCGGCTGAATGAACAGCACGAGCTGCTCCTCTTCAGGTGTGAGAGTCTGATCGTTGTATGCCTCGAGCAAATGGTTGTAGAATACGGTGCCCAATATCGGCATCACTCGGAGCTGTGCTTGAGTGGCTACATATGGGAATACATCAGTCACATCCACATTGGCGGTGATTGGTGTGTTGGTCTTGAGATAGTTTTCTGTGATAAAATACAACATTACGCTTGAGGTATTTGTTCTTGAATTGGTTGAAGTCCAGCAAGTGCTCTTAATTCATTTGGCGTCATTTGTTCAATAACTTTTTGAGCAATTGATGGCTCAAGGCTATTTAATGAATCAATAATATGCGCCATTTTTTCATCACGCTCAACAATGGTTTCATTGATGATTTGGAAGTTGTTGATAGTGAAGTCAGCGAATCCGAGCTTGGCGATATGCAGAATCTCATTGAAGATATCTTGCACTTGCTCTCTCAATGGCATGACCACATTCTTTTCAAAAATGACATACGCTTGTTTGATATCCGAACCAGAACCAAGTGAGCCAGTTGTTCTGACACCCATCAAAATTGGGTCGATGGTGTGAGCGAAGCAGATTTGCTCTGTGTTGAGTGCAGATGCTTCCTGGAAGAGCTTGTCATTCGAGTTGGTTGGGATGCTCTCAATCTTTGGAAGCTGGTCTTGTGAGTTCGCAAAAAATGCGGCAGTCTTGCCAGCGTTCTGAGCTCCTTTGAGCTTGTCGATGGTGTTTCTGAGTACGTTCTTTTCTTCTTCTGATTGCGGACGTTTTGGGAACATAATCGCAAATGATGGGAAGATGCTGTTCTGAATGTTGCTCTTTGCAAAAAATGACAGGTCGCCACTCAAAAATGCAAAGTTAAGTGCGGAGCTGTACTTTGGTAGCGGATACCAATCTTGACCAAGGGTCTCAACCTCATAAACGAACAACTGTTCTGTGTCAGTGCAAGTCGGATGGTGTCTCTTAATTTCTTGGACATTGATTCGAGCCGACCAATCCTCACAGATGAAGTACTGATTTGGTTGACGACCACGTCTCACCTTCTCTGGCGATACGTTGTGAGCTCTCTTGAGCTTCATTTTCTCATCAAATACCAGGCGAAAGTAAACACGATTGTGCACAACCAACTGCTCAGTGACTGCTCGTGCAATCTTTTTGATGTTGATTTTCTTCTCGAATGTGTAGAGGTCAAGCAAATCCTTGGCAGTTGCGCCCTCAACTTTGATGTCGAAGCCACCACCAATGACAGCATTGGTCTTATAGTCAACAATGGCACCATGAAGTGGTGAGCTGAACACCATTTGATTGAGTAGCTCTGGATACATATTGTCCTGGCCAAATGAAATCCATCCAGCAGTTGTGTATCTGCCGTTGACGTATGGCAAAGAGAGGTTTGCGCCACCAACTTTCAAGAATGGTGTGCTGAATGCCTCATAATTTGGCGAGATGACTTCCATCTCTGCTGGTTTTTGTGCTCTGAATCTATCGAATATGCCCATGATTAATCGTAAATTGATGATGTCGATGCGCCACTCACAACCATTCTGCCCTCTTCAATCACAACGCCAGTAGTGTCGCTGATTTCTGTGGGTGGAATTGTGGATTCATACACCGAGTATGTATATTGTCCCTTCATTAGCTCGACATCAACGGGCTCATCCAAATAGAATAGATTGAATCTCTCTGGATAGTCGGAGTCGTCTGGAGCTGTGAAGAGTATTGGGTCGGATGTTGGGTTCATTTCGTTCTGAAAAACGAACAAATAAAATGGCGAAGTCAATGTCGACACCTCTGTCAGTGTCAGCACAATTGAATTCACCTCTCCCTTGTTAATGTAAATCATTTACTTATATTGCAATAGGGTCAAATTTTGTTCACAAAAAAAGCCACCCGGTGTGGATGGCTCTTTATAGTAGGTTGATTTTTGATTAAGCAATGACAGCATTCACAGCAGCCTCTTCAATCTCGTATGCAAGGAAGTCATTCTCTGCGATCAATGTCACAGAGTACTTGCTACCATCTGCACGAGTAGTACCTGAACCTTCACCAACAGCACTCAACTGAAGGAATGGGAAGTACCAGTACTTGCCATTCATATCCTTCACGATTGCGTTAAGGTATTGCTGACCAGCACCCAAGATTTTGATTGCTTGAGATTTGTCTTGGTCACGACGGTGGAACATCAAAGAGATTGTCGCAGTCACATAAGATGAACCGTTCACGAGGTCGATGGCAGCATCTTCAACATAGCTTCCAGTGTTTCTGCGTATCTCGAATGGAGTATAGTCAGGAGCACCACCAGCTAAAGTGATAGCATCGATTGTCCATGTGTTGGTTGCATCTAAAGTGAATGACGCAATGTTGTCTTGCTGATTAATCCAAATCTTTTCAATGCCACCACTATTGTTGTCGCATGATTTTACAATTGTTTCTAAAGCTTCACAAGCCATAATTTTTGATTTATCAGTTTAAAAATAGGGGGGAATTTCACCCCCCAAATATATATGGGTTGCTTTCGATTAGTCGAAGCAAACGTTGTACATAACAACCTCGCTTGGATTCACAACAGTGAAACCAACTTTCATGTTTGCACGAGTACGGATGTACGGCTCTGCAACTGTGTCAGAAAGGTTGACAGCTTTCAACGCTTTTGAATCACCCTCTGCGTCGAATGCGTAGATGAGGTTATCTTTCAAAGTCAACACGATTGTGTTGTCAGACATACCTTCACAAGCTACAACTTTAACACCAAGGTAAGTCAATGCCAATGGAGTAGTCACATATGTCATGGTGTTGCCAGTAGCAGCAGCCAATTCGTATGCGTTTGCTACGTTGGTAGAAACATACAAGCGAAGGTCAGCTTTCTTGCGGATGATTGCAGCAGGAGCAGCAGCAAATACAGCAGCCAATTGAGTCAATACATTTGAAGATGTAATTGCACCACCATAAAGACCATTTACAGCCTCATTACCACAAAGGATTTTTTCGTAACCATCACAAAGAGATAAAGTAGTATCAACACTCTCTGTGTCACCTTGCCAACGGATAAGCTCGATGCTTTGACCGATAGCTTTAGCTAATTCATTCCAGTAGAAATCCATGAAAGATGCAACAGTGAAGTCACCATTTGAACCTTTAGCCATTTGAAGTGCAAGGAATGATTGCTCAAGGTCAAACTGACAGATTTGCGCAAGGCTGGATAACGCACATACCGAAATTTCAACTGCGCTCAAGTCATCATCGGGAGCCGAGAATGAGCAGTTAGATGCTTGCAACGGTCGTGAAAATAACACGGTTGCAAGTTTAGTCTTATCCTTCACACCAGGAAGGAGGCGGTAGTTGTCAGCGATAGACTCTTCACTCAAATATGCTTTAGAGTAGAATGCCTCTGGGTTCGCTGCCAATAGAGCGGATGCGTCAACATCCAAATCGAAACGGAGTTTTCTTGACATTTTTATTTGTTTTTTATTGATTACTGAATTGCTTAAATGCGGCAAATTTTTGGCTCATTGTAGCCTCGGCAATTTGCTCCTCTGCCTTCTCTTCTTCTTTCTCTGCATACATCTCTTCCATCTGATTGCGGAGGTCAGCGATGATGGCAATCAATGCCTTCTCACGCTCCTCAATCACTGGCAAGACGATTGCAAGAATTGCTTCTGCGTCTGTTGCTGGGTCGATAGCCATCTCCTCTTCGGTAGTGGTAGACTCTTCAGTTGTCTCTTCAACTGTTGTTTCTTCCATTGCAACCTCTTCAGTTGACATCTCTTCCTCAACCACTTCTTCAGTTGGTTCTTTTTCCACCTCTTTGATTTCAACAACCTCGCCGTCTTTCACGACATAGATTTTGTCCTCAATGGTGTGCTCTCCATCAGGTAACTTCATTGTATTAAGATTTAATTGTTCCGAAAGTTTCAGACCAA